TTGTTCAACTTCTTCTTGTTCAACTTCTTCTTGTTCAACTTCTTCTTGTTCAACTTCTTCTTGTTCAACTTCTTCTTGTTCAACTTCTTCTTCCTCTTCTTTGCTCTCTATTAATGTTTCAGATGCTGTTTTAATTCCATATAGACCAGCTATATCTTGAGTATACTTTATTTGTTCTTCTTCTTCTTCTTCTTCTTCTTCATCATCTTTATCAAATGATATATATTTTTCTAAATATATTGAACTATCATCATTATCATAATCATATGAATCATCATTTTTTATTGCTTTAGTTTTACGAAGTTGTTTACCTTGAACACCATCCTTTGTTTTACTTTCCCATTCTTCTATTAATTCAATTTCATTATAATAATCAATAGCTTCTTTTTCATTTTCAAATTCTTTTTCAAATCTAATACATAATCCATCTCTATCATTTCCAGTAAGTCCAGTAATTATATATAATTCAATAGTAGTATTTTGTTCTTTTTCTTTTTTATTTTTTAAATATAAATCACGATAGAATGGTGTTAATGAATTAATTTCATCATCACTTAATTCTTTTGATAGCATATTATTAATTTCATTAAAAGAAATCATTTTATTTTTTTGTTCTTTGTCTTGTTCTTGGTATTGGTCATGGTCTTGGTCTTTTTCTTCTATTTTTAATGATATATTTTCATTGGTAAGATTTTCCAATTCACCGGAAATATCTAAAACCTTTTTATTGATGGTAGAAATTTGTTTTTTTATCATTTCTAATTGATTTAATTTACTAGTAAAATCTTTTAATTCTTCATGTATAGAATCATTAACAATAGATTTAAAATAATTAATAAGACTTTTACCTAAACCTTCAACAACATTATTGCAAATATTTTCAACAACTTGAGAATTATTCATAGCTAAATATATTAATCATAAAATGTTTAATATATTTCAATTTTAATTTATTTCTTGGTTTTTTTGTTTTTTCTGGATTTTTTTACATCTTTTTTAACAAATCCAAATTTACCTTTTTTGGTAAAATAACCAGCTTTTTCTAAACGTTTTTCTTTTTTTGCTGTAATATGTTTTACTTTAGAGACAATACGTCCATGTTTATTCATAACTAATTTATCTTTAGTTAAACCACCTGGTGTTTTGTATGCAGTTCCGTGGTGAACTTGAGCACGAGTACCCATTAAAACAGGAAATTTTTTTCCTTTAATATGGTACATACCATCTTGTTGTTTCATTGGTTTTTTCATATGTAATATATAAATATTTTTTTTTTAATTTTTGGGTGCCATTCCTGAACCATATGGTCCACCTTCGTAAAATCCTAAATTATTTAATTTATTATTAAAAATATGAAATTTTGGTAAATATCTAGATTGATTCATTAATGTTTTTGCAATTCTTTGTTTTGTGGAAACATTATAAGAATTAGGATTTAATAAATTATTTTTCTCAATTTTAACAGGGGTATAAGTAAAAAGTAATTTACCGTTTTCAAAACGAGGACTCATAAATATAATAAATAATAAAATTGAAAAATAGATAAATAGATATTAATATAATAAAATAATGGATTTGGCTAAACAATATCAAAAAAAAACTGACAAACAACATATTCTTGACAACCCTGATACTTATATAGGTTCGGTTGAAAATGTAGAAAACAACACGTGGATTTATGAAGATAATAAAATAATAAACAAAACGATTGAATATATACCAGGTTTATATAAATTATTTGATGAGGGAATAGTGAATTGTAGAGATCATGTAGTAAGAATGAAACAAAAAAAAGAAGAAAATAATGAAAATGTAAATGAAGTATCTTATATAAATGTATCAATTGAAGATGACGGAACTATAGAAATGATAAACGACGGAAATGGTATAGATATAGCTAAACATCCAGAATATGATTTATGGATTCCAGAAATGATATTTGGTCATTTACGTACTTCAACAAATTATAATAAAGATGAAAAAAAAATAGTAGGTGGGAAAAATGGTTTTGGTTTTAAGTTAGTATTAATATGGTCAAAAGAAGGATATATTGAAACAGTGGATCATGTAAGAAAATTAAAGTATAGTCAAAAATTTGAAAATAATTTGGATACAATTTGTAAACCATCTATAAAAAAATGTACAACAAAACCATATACAAAAATAAGATTTAAACCAGATTATGAAAGATTGGGAATAAATACTTTAACACATGATATGAAAGCATTAATGATAAAAAGAATATACGATATAGCAGCAATAACAGATAAAAATGTAAAAGTAAAATATAATTCAAATATAATTCCAGTAAAAAATTTACAACAATATGTAAATATTTATTTAGATGAGAGTTTTAAGAAAATACATGAAGAAAATGGTACACATTGGGAATATATAGTTTCATTAACTCCATCAAATGAATTTCAGCAAGTATCATTTGTAAATGGTATTTATACAAGTAAAGGTGGAAAACATGTAGATTATATATTAAATCAAATAACAAGAAAAATGATAAGCTATATAGAAAAAAAGAAAAAAATAACAGTAAATGCAAATATAATAAAAGAACAATTAATATTATTTGTACGTTGTAATATAGAAAATCCAGCTTTTGATAGTCAAACAAAAGATTATATGAATACACCTTCAAGTAAATTTGGTTCTTCTTGTACAGTTAGTGATAAATTTATAGAAAAACTTGCAAAAATAGGAGTAGTTGATGCAGCATGTGCAATTAGTGAAATTAAAGAAAATAAACAAGCAAAAAAAAATGATGGTTCAAAATCAAGAAATATAAAGGGTATTCCAAAATTAATAGATGCAAATTGGGCAGGTACAGATAAGTCATCAAAATGCATAATAATATTTTGCGAGGGTGATTCAGCAAAAGCAGGTATTGTATCTGGATTATCAACAAGTGATAGAAATATAATAGGTGTTTATCCGATGAAGGGTAAGTTATTAAATGTAAGAGGAGAACCAAATAAAAAGATTTTAGAGAATAAGGAAATAATTGAGATAAAAAAAATATTAGGTTTAGAAAGTGGCAAATCATATAATGAAGATTCAATAAAGAAGAGTTTACGTTATGGAAAAATATTATTTATGACAGATCAAGATTTAGATGGCAGTCATATTAAAGGGTTAGGTATAAATATGTTTGAATCATTATGGTCATCATTATCAAAAATAGATGGATTTATAGGTTTTATGAATACACCTATAATAAAAGCAAAAAAAAATAGAGAAACATTATTATTTTATAATGATGGTGAGTATGAATTATGGAAAAAGAATAATGATACAAGTGGATGGAAAATAAAATATTACAAGGGTTTAGGTACAAGTACAGGTAGTGAATTTAAAGAGTATTTTGAAAATAGAAAAATAGTATATTTTAATCATAATGGTGAAGTAAGTGAAAATGCTATAGATAAAGTGTTTAATAAAAAACGTTCAGATGATAGAAAGGAATGGTTAGCATCATATGATAGAAATTCATATTTAGATACAAATAATAATTCAGTATCTTACGATGAATTTATAGATAGAGAAATGATACACTTTTCAAAATATGATTGTGATCGTTCTATTCCAAATATAATGGATGGATTAAAAATAAGTTTGCGAAAAATATTGTATGGTTCGTTTAAGAAAAATTTAGTAAGTGAAATAAAAGTAGCACAGTTTTCTGGATATGTTTCAGAGCATTCAGGTTATCATCATGGTGAAGCAAGTTTAAATTCGGCTATAGTTGGTATGGCTCAAAACTATGTAGGTTCAAATAATATAAATTTATTTAAACCAAATGGTCAATTTGGTACACGTTTACAAGGAGGAAAAGATAGTGCATCAGAAAGATACATATTTACACAATTAAATAATATAACAAGGAATATTTTTATAAAGGAAGATGACAATATATTATCATATTTAAATGATGATGGATTTCCAGTAGAACCAATATATTATGCACCAATTGTTCCTATGATATTAGTTAATGGTTCAAAAGGAATAGGTACTGGTTTTAGTACTGAAATATTACCTTATAATGTAAAAGATATTATAAATTATTTAAAATCAAAGTTAAATAATAAACCAACCGAACACGTGAAATTTATTCCATATTATGAAGATTTTGAAGGTGTTATTGAACAATATGAAGATAACAAATTTGTAATAAAAGGTATATATGAAATAATAGATGAAAATACATTAACAATAAAAGAATTGCCTATTGGGATTTGGACGGATGATTATAAATGTTATTTAGAAACATTGATGGAATCAAATGATAAAAATGGAAAAAAGACAACATCATATATTAAACAGTATGATGATATGAGTAAATCTACAAATGTAAATATAAAGATAAAATTTAATAAAAATATTCTACCCAAATTATTGAAAAATAAGGAAAATTTAGAAAAGTTGCTGAAATTAACAACTTCTGTATCTACGACAAATATGCATTTATTTGATGCAAATGAAAAGTTAAAAAAATACAACACTGTAAATGAAATCATAAATGATTATTACATTAAAAGATTAGAAATGTATGATATAAGAAAAAAGTATATAGTAAAACAATTAGAAAAAGAATTACTAATTTTATATAATAAAAAAAGATATATTAGTGAAATATTGAATGATGAATTAGACTTGAGAAAGAAAACAAAAGAAAAAATTTGTAATATTTTATTAAAGAAAGAATATGATATAGTAGATGAAGATAATGATTTTAAATATTTATTAAAAATGCCTATGGATAGTGTAAATGAAGAAAATGTTAAAAAGTTAATGGAAGATTATAATAATAAAAATAATGAATTGCAAAAAGTAAAAAAGATGACAATTCAAGAAATGTGGTTAGGTGAACTAAATGCATTAGAAACTGAATATGAAAAATATATAAAAGAAAGAAAAAAGAATAAAGATAATGAAAAAAAAAAATAACAGGTTTTTATATAAATGACTAAGAGTACAAATATACCAGTTAAATATGTTCCAAAAAGTTTAAAAAGAAAAGATTTTTTAAAGCAAAAAAAACAAATTATTAAAACAAGAAAATTGTATAAAAAGGGGAAATACATAACAAGAAAAAAAGTTTCTTCTTATAAATCTAAACCATCTAAGCATTTATTAAATGTAAAAAAAATATATAAAATTAATAAATTAAGATTAAACAAAGAATTACAAAAAAAGACAAAATGTAATTTGAAATCTTTAGAGAAAATTATTAAAAAAGGTCAAGGAGCATATTATTCTTCTGGTTCAAGACCAAATCAAACTGCTCATTCATGGGGTGTTGCTAGATTAGCAAGTGCAATTACAGGTGGTAAATCAAGTGTTGTAGATTACAGTATTTTAGAAGAAGGTTGTAAAAAATCAAGTAAAGCTTTAAAACTTGCTAAAAAAGCAAAAAAAAATATAAATATGACACGTAAGATTCCTCATCTTAAAATCTAGGTTTAAACTCTAGATGTTTATGAAAAGGTTTATCATTAATTGGATTTTCAAGAGGTGTAACTAGTGTTGAAACATCTTTTTTATATTTCATATATCCTTGTAATTCTCCAAATACTTGAGGTATAGCATATTCAAGGACTTTATTATTTAATTCTTGAATTTGTTCTGTAATATTTTCTGGTAAATTTTTTGAATGTTGTAAGAAAATGCTTCTCATAATAATTGATAAAGCTTCGTAATCTTGTTCAGCAATAATAAATGCATTATTTGATTTTTCGTAAACTCCTTTTCTTAAAGCATTTTGAATAATTTGCATATTTTCTTTTGAGAAATATGCATTAGATAATTTTGTATTATATAAATTTCCATTCATCGCTTCATAAAAACTATTAACTTTAACAGGCATTTTATCATATAATTTAAATATATTTTCGGATTCTGGAATGTTTAAATTTACTCTACCGTTATTATTTGACATATATATGTTATAAATATAAAAAAATTACTTTTAGAAAAAAATATAATTAATTAATATATGACAGAATTTAAATTTGCAATATTATTAGTAGCAATAATAGCATTAATTATAGGTTTAACTTCAGTAGCTGTTTTATTATCAAAGGGGGATATTAAATCAGAGTGGCCACCGTTTATTTCAAAATGTCCAGATGAATATGAGTATAATACTACTGCTACTGATAAATGTACACCAAAATACGATGCTATAGTAACTAGTACTTCAACACCTACTCTAGGTGAAGAAAGTAGTTGTAGTATTTTTAATCCAGCTCATGATGATTTTGAGGGTGTTCAAGGGAATTGTAATAAAAAAAAATGGGCAGATGCTTGTGATGTTTCGTGGGATGGTGTAAGAGGAAATGAAAGTTTATGCGAAGATATTTAACTATAATAATGTTTTAAATAATAAATAATATTTTGAATTATTAATAATAGTATGGATTTATTATTAATAAATTTACCAAGTGAAATAATTATGAAAGTGGAAGGTTATATAAAAGATGAAAAAAAAATAAAATTATATTTTTTAAACAAAAAATTTTACAAAAGCAATTATGACAATATATTTAAAGTTATAGAAAATAGAATAAGATTAGATAGTTATATACGTAAAATGCTAAGAAATGATTTGAGTTATTTTTTATTATTGTATATAAAAAAGATAGACTTTGAAAACTTAATGAAAAAGAAAATAACATATAAAAAAATAAAAATGAATTATGCGGAATATTTAAAAAAATTAATAAATATTTATGGTTGCAATAAATGTAGAAAAGTATTTAATATGTAAATAAGTAAATATACATAAAAGAAAGTAGTTTATATATGTAAATGGATGAAAATATAAATATGAAAAAAAGAATAAATCAAATATTAAAAAGAGATGTAATAATAGAGCAAATAAAAAAAAATATAAATGAATTCAATTCAAATGTAAATGAGATAACAATGAAAAGAGGTTTTTTTATATATGGAGACCCAGGATGTGGAAAAACAACCTTAATAAATGATATTTTAAATGAACTAGATTATGATACAGTAAGCTATAATGCAAGTGATATAAGAAATAAAAATATAATAGATGTATTTAAAAGTGAAAATATGGCAAGCAATAATGTATTAAGTTTATTTCATAAAAAAAAAAGGAACATAGCAATAATAATGGATGAAATAGATGGAATGAATAGTGGTGATAAAGGAGGTATAACTTCTTTAATAAAATTAGTAAGACCAAAAAAAACAAAAAAGCAAAAGTTAGAAAACTATTCTTCAAATTTAATATTTTGCATAGGTAATTATCATATGGATAAAAAAATAAAAGAATTGATGAAAGTATCAAATGTATATGAAATAAAAAATCCAACGCAGGAAAATATGGAAATAATAATAAAAGAATTTTTTAAAAATATAAGTGATAATGAATTGAAAATAGCATTAAATATAATAGATTCAGACTTAATGAAACTGAACTATTTTTATAAATCATATTTATCAAATAATAAAATATTTCAACAAGTAGAAAAATATATAGTAAATAAAAGTTATAATGAAGATGTAAAAAATACAACAAAATATTTATATAATAATAATTTAGATTTTGAAGAGCATTTATCGTTTATAAATGAAACAGATAGAACAATAATAAGTTTATTATGGCACGAAAATATAGTAGATTTATTAAGTAAATACAATTCAGATACAAAGGATTTTTATTTAAACATTTTAGAAAATTATTGTTTTGCGGATTATTTAGATAGAATAACTTTTCAAAAGCAAATTTGGCAGTTTAATGAAATGACTTCTATAATAAAAATAATGTTCAATAATTTTTTATACCATAAAAAGTTTAAGAAAAAAATAAAATATAATCCAAGTGAAGTAAGATTTACAAAAGTTTTAACAAAATATTCAACAGAATTCAATAATTATACTTTTATAGTAGGATTATGCCAAAATTTAAATATGGATTTTAAAGATTTACTGACATTTTTTTATGAATTAAAAAATTTAAATAAATCAGAAGAAGAGTTGAATTACATTTTTGAAAATCAAAATATTTCAAAATTAGATATTAATCGTATTTATAGATATATAGAAAAATTTACAAATTATGATTTAAATGAAGAATAATTAGTATTTTAATTTTAATAATACTAATTATATCTAGAAATAATATGCATATTTTTTTTGTTTATTTTTATATGCTAGCAATAAATTTTCAACGATGGTTTTTTACAAGATAAACAATTTTTGTTATTTAAAATCCTTCAAAAAATGTGCAATCAAATTCACTCATTAATCCACCGCCATATAAATTAATACCTTTAGAACTATTAAATAAATAATTATATTTTTCAATGTAATCCATTTTACTTATGTTATTAATTGTTTTTTGTTCTAATATTTTTAAAAGTTCAAACTGATTTCTATACTTATTAATAGCAAATAATTCATTTTCGTAATTAGAATCATTAGAAACATTATATTTCATATCATATCCATCTAATTCATTTTTAACATTATCCGTTAAATTACTAATAGATATACTTGGACTATAAATATTTATTTTAGCAGGTTCTTTAATAGGATCTAAATTAACTAAATAACTAAATTTAGTGTTTAATGCCATCAAGTAAGAGATTATTTTATACATATATAAATGTTATTTTTTTTTTTAAATTATTTTAGAATATATACTTTCATTACTAACTTTTATCAAAAATGCACAGTTTTTCTGTATTTTGTATTGTAAGATTATTCATATTATTCATATTAATATTTTCATTTTTTTCATTGTTTTCATTTATTCTTTCTAATATATCTATTTTTTGTTTTAAAAGCATATTTTCATCTTTTATTGCATTTAAATTATTTTTATATTCATTCAATAATGACACTAATTCATTATTTGTTAGGTTTTTTTTCTCATTATTTTCATTACACACAGTAATGTTTGTTTGATTATTCTGAATTAACTCTTTTAATTTATTTATTTCATCATCTTTGGATTTCAATAAATCTATTAGCTCGCCATTTTTTAAAGGTCTAGGTTGATTATTTTCATCCATTATTGTTATAATGGATGGTGATTCCATCATTTGCTTTCTTACCATATCATTTCGCATTTTATCTATTTCTTTCATTTGTTTTTCTACCTCTGGTTTATGTTTGGGATGCCCTGGATCATAATTTTTTAGTAAACTATCTATTCTAGTCATATAAAAATCTCTCATCTCTCCATCATCTATAAAATCTTTAACATTTAATTGACATTCTTTCATTACATTAGAATAACCTTGTTCTAATAATTTCTTTTTATCAAATGTATTATGTAAATGAGAGAAAACTAAAATTGTTTGTTTTGGATCTAATTGAACAAAAGGAACTGTATAATTTTTTAAAAAATGTTTTTCTTCTGCAAGAGCTGCATGCTCTTCATATGAGGTTTGTTCTAATAATTCACGTTTAAATGCAAATGTTCCAGCTGTTGCATGATTTGGTCCATATGGTCCAAATTCTATTATTTTTTTTATATGTTTGAAATATACATGAATTACAGATGAACCAGCACATAATGCCTTTGAATTATTTCTTAATTTTTCCACTGCATGCTTTACTCGGGTTGGAGGATAATAATCATCGTCATCCATATAAACTAATATTTCTCCACTTGATTTTTCATGCATTAAATTTCTTTTTTTTCCAAGTGATATTTTTTCTTCATACCTAAAATATTTTATTTGAGGTATATTTGCTTCCTTAATTATATCTTCAATACTATCAAAACCATCATCAATTATTATCCATTCCATTCGGTCATGTGGATAAGTTTGACTTAAAAAACATTTTATCATACTAGAAATAAATGGTCTTCTATTAAAAGTTGGAGTACAAACACTGACAAATGGTAGAATTTTCTTTTTTTTACGAGCCATATTTTGTTAATTATTTTATCTATAATACTTTTTTTTAAATAATTAATATTTTTATAATTTTAATTATTTATAATTATTTATAATTTTATAAATTTTATGACAAATAAATACCTGCAACAACTGAAAGAGAAACTACTGCTGCTACAAGGGAAATCATAATAGTTGAAAGAATAGGTTTAGTTGTTATTAAGTCATATATACTTTTAAAAATACCACTAGCTTGTTTATCATCTGTTGATTTATTATCTTCACTACCAAAAACGGATTTCATAATATTGTCAAAAATTTTCATTTTTTCATCCAAGAAGTAGATACAAATTGCAGCTAAACCAAGAATTCCGCCAGTTGCAAATTCATTACCTAAATAAGTAAATGCAAATATGATAGAAAAAAAAGCCCAAATTCCAAAAGCAACTGGTGCTTTATTTTTCAAAAATTCGCTAGCTGCGTTTTTAGCATTGTTTTGTTTATCTTGATCCATTTCAAAATACCATGGAGCAAATGGAATTAACAAAAATAATATTTTTTGAACTATATCTATAGCAGCAAAAAGGAAGTTTGGAATATTAAGAAGTATTGATATAATTAAATGAAAGGGAACTCCAAAAAGAATTATAAGAGAAAATGCAAAACCCTTGGCGAAGTATCTCCCCACTCCTTCATCATTAAATTTAGCCCCCTTACTAAAAAACCCACGAATATTTTCAACAAACATAGCATAAATAGTTTTTATGGATGAGTCGACGTCGCTGACACTACTGAGTTTAATATTTTCATTAAATTTATTATAACCATATCCACTTGTAGGTCTAGGATTCGCAAAAATGTCATACATTGAATAACCTATATTGTACAATGGTAAAGATATACTAGACAAAATAATTGAAACTACAATAAATGGCCACAAAAATAGTTTCAAATCTTTTTTTAAATAATTTAATATATCTTTTAATGGTTTTATCGCACCTAACATAGCTTCAACAATTGTATTATTATTTCCACTAGTATCACTAGTATTACCATTATTATCAGTAGTATTACCATTATTATCAGTAGTATTACCATTATTATCAGTAGTATTACCATTACTACCACCAATAGTAGTTTTATTACCACTAATATCACTACTAGTAATTAAAGATTTTAACAAAGAATTTGATAGAATATATTGATTAACAAAAAGACTATTATTATGGGTTGCTGACAATGTATTCGGTATTGAATTAAATATACCCATATTCACATTGCTTAACTTTGTATATGTAAAATTTTCAAATTGACCATTATTATTATTTCTACTAATATGGTTTTCCCATTCGTACGGACCAAACTGAAGAATGGATGTAAGAAACGAATTATCTTGAAGTGTAAAGTCTCCGTCTCCATCACCATATTTTAAATAATGGTTAGAATCTTCAATAGGTGAACCCTTTTTATTTGAATTATGAACCGCGAAGCCAGTAGCATTATTAAATTTATTTTTAACTGCAGCAGAATAAATAGATAATCCCCTTGCAATATTAGTTATACTTCCACTGGTATCTTGAACAATGGTATAGAAATCTTCATCTGTTGAAACCCAATCTTTATCGTCTAAATAAGATAATCCTTTAAAGTTTGCACCTATCATTATATACCCTAGAGTAGCTACAAAAGTAATAGTAGACCATTTAAAGAATTCTTGAATATTATTTTTTCTATTTTTTTTTGATAATTTTTTTCTAGAAGATTTTTCTATTTCTTTTTCTGTAAATGTAGAAAATGGTGAACTCATTATATATATAACTATAATTAAAATATTATGAATAAAATTTTATA